TTTGTACTGTGGTCAGATGCTCTTTTTTATACACTTGCTCATTCCATTGCTATAAGCATAGATTTTGAGCGACAAAAAATAGGGTAGTCGAGAAATCGTTATATGGTATAGAGATATGCTCAAAGATATAGAAAATCAAAAAATAAATTGACCACCGACCCCTTCCATTCACAATACAAAATTATAGAAGTTATAGGCATTTATATAAGCGAATTTTCAAAATTGCGCCTACTATGAAATAGGCAAGTAGATATGCTCACGCCGGTGCTTTTAATCTGGTTCAACTCCAGATGTGGGCTAGTATTTTTTTTAAATTTTTTATTTTGAAAGGAGAAATGATTATGGAAAAGATGAAACATGGAGCAGTTTATACCTGTCGCAGGTTGCGCTTGCTGAGTTATCTAAAGGAGCATGGGAGATTGCCATTTGAAACAATTCCAGATGTGAGGAATCCACTATTTAACGTGTGGAGATTCAGAAACGATGCAGAGCTAGAGCAGCTTATAGACAACTATTTTGCAGAAATAAAAGCAAACAATCAATAATGAATGATAATGACGAAATATTTTAAAGTTAAGTAAGGAGATTAAAATTATGAGTAACGAGAATACAAAAACATCAATGGTATTTTATGAGAGCGCATATGCAGCAATTAACTATCTTCCAACAACAGAATTAAAGTGGGAAGCAACCCAAGGATTACTAAACTATGGTTTCTATGGCATTGAGCCAGAGAGTGACAATCCATTTGTAAACATGATTTATGTGCAAGCTATCCCTTCAATGAGAAACGCAAAAGAGAGATATGATAAAGCAGTTAATAATGGCAAAAAAGGTGGACGCCCTACAGAGGTTTCTACAGAAGAGATTATGCAAATGAAACAAGAAGGAATGACTAATAAGCAGATTGCTGCTAAATTGGGGTGCTCTGTCAGCAACATAGAAAACAGAGTTACTACTTACAAGAAAACACACCCCAATAACCCCAATAACCTTTCTGTATCTGTATCTGATTCTGTATCTGTCTCTGATTCTGCATCTGAGTCTGCGAGTGCAAGCACTCTTGCCGAAGAAGAGAAGAGAGAGATAGAAGATTTATCAGAGAAAGAGTTGCAGTCTATCAAACAAGACTATAAAGGACATATGTCGTACAATGACATGAAGCAGAAATACAATCTAAAAGCAATAACAAAAGAGCAGTTAGAAAACATTGACGCACTATTGCGAGCAAAACAGCAAGAGCGGCAAAAGGCAGAGCGTGCCAAAGATGATGCACTTTATGCGGAACACAAATCTATTATTGACTATATTGGCGGCACTGGTATAGAAGCATTAAACAAGTGCCTTAATCATATTAGCCTAGATATAACTGCTTTTACTGATTTCGCGGACAAGCACAAAGAGTATAGCTTTGATAGCTACAATGCCAAGAGGGATGCTTTTGGTTATCATCAAGACTGCTATGGTAAGATGGTTTGCAATATGTCTTATGGAGACTATCTGCAACAGGGCATTAATGCTTCTTGTGCTTAAAAAACGCACAAATAGTGAGGGAATTTGTACATAGCTGCTTGCTAGTATACTTTCCCTTGCTGTGCATTTGATGATAAAAAAACGTATATATATATATTTAATTTTTATGGAGGAATGAATTATGAAGAAAATGATTATTGAGATTAATATGCCAGATGATTTTAACCATGTTGATGCAGCGATGATGTACAAAAAATTATTAGATTTAGTGCATGAGCAGTATGATGCAGCATGGCATGAGCGCATGGATTGCAAGTTTATCGAAGAGCATGATTAATGGAGGTAATGAATATGAAGAAGATTAGTGATTTTAATTTTGATGATTTTGGTGCATTTGTCGAGGCCGTTACTGTTACGCTAGACAATGATGAATGGGCAAGTCTAAACAACTTTTTGTGCGTGTGGTTTATTGTTGATTATGTTGATAAGCTTTACATTGATTTTAATGAGGGACAAATGGTGCTAAACAATCAATTAATGCGATTCGACGAAGCCGATGAGGAAATGATGAGCAAGTATATAAAGGAGCGCTTTGGCATTGATAAGGTATTTGCGTGCGACTTTGACAGCGATAAAAAGAAAGTGATTTGCTATCGCTTTTTCTAAGGGCGCAAATAGAATGCATTTTTGAGGATGTATTTCTAAGAGTGTAATTACATAGGGAAGTAGTTTGATGCTCAAAAAATGGGCATTTATACGCAATTTTTAATGAATTATAAAGAAAGGAGCTCCACATGGAGATTAACAGTTAGCAGAAACAAAAAAGTACATTTGTTAATGTACTTTATTATGAGTCAATATTGGGATAATTTTTGCAAATGCATAGAAACACAAGGCAAGCCGGGTGAGGAAGCCTTTAGCAAATACTTAATAAAAAAGTATGGCGCGAAAAACGTGAAAGACGTTAGCGAAATCGAAAAATGGCAACAAAAAAGTGTTGATTTTTTAGTACGCGATGTACTGCACAATGGAGAAATTCTCCATTTTGAGGTTAAAAACGATTATGCGCACTGTAATACAGGCAATTTTGTCATTGAATATAAGAGTGACGTTTGGAGAAAGAAAATAGGCTGGTGGCCGAAAATAGTTGCAGCAAATCTAGACAACCATTTTATAGCATATAGGGATGCTTATAGCGGTGAGACATTCATCGTTGATTGCGCAGAATTGCAAGAATACTTAAAAAATAATGTCCTACGAAAAGTAAGATGCTATGAGAAGAACAACAGCAAGTGTGCGCTTTGCGGCCTGTTGTCAGAAGATACTATTTTGTGGGATTTAGATTGTGATTATATAATATGCTAATTTAATACAATTATTTATGGTTTTTCAGGTTGACACTTTGGGAGGGTAATTATACCTATTCATAGGGTTAACCTGAAAAATCGTGCATTTAGTGAGGATTTTTAAGTAATAAAAAGGAGGTGGCTGTTATGTCTGGTAAATATGCAAATCTTACTGCTAATAATGCTTCCCCGGAGGAAATTAGAGAAAGGAACTCAAGGGCTGGCAAGGCTAGTGCAAAGGCAAGAAAAAGAAAAAAGGAACTAAAAGAGTTATTGTTACTAGCGTTATCTCAGCCGCAAGAGGGCAAACCCGAAGAGGATAATTATATGGGTATTACTGTGGCTCTGATTCAAAAGGCGCTTAAAGGAGACACAAAAGCGTTTGAGATTATAAGAGATACCATTGGGCAGAAGCCAATTGAGCAGCTTGATATTAACAGCAATAAAATAAATATTAATATAACTGGTGATGAGAATGATTAATCTCAACATTAGTAAGAAGGTTTTTGTGCCACTATATTACCCTTATTTGTGGGATTATAGTTACAGATATAATGTCTATTGGGGCGGCAGAGCAAGTGGCAAAACGAAATTTATTATGCAGAAGCTTTTTTTAAAAGGTTTAAAAGAGAAGAGAACTATTCTGCTGATGCAGAAACAAACAAATAAGTTAAAAGATACTCTTTGGAAAGAGATAATGTCAGCACTAGATGATTTTAATATGAGGCAATTTTTTGAAATAAATAAGTCTGAATTAAGGGTAACTTGCAAAATCAATGGCACAGAATTTAAGTGTTTAGGCTTAGATGAGCCAGAAAAAATTAAAGGTTTTGTTGATATTTCAGACGTTTTTATGGATGAGGTTACTGCATTTACGGTTGATGATATTGAACTGATTGATGGTACATTGAGAAGCAAGAAATATAGCTTGCCATTGCAAATGTATTTCTCATTCAATCCAGTTTCTAAGGCTAACTTTGTATACAATTATTTTGGCTTTAGCACCCAAACAACACCACCAAATACTTTTATATTACATTCTACATACTTAGATAATCCTTTTATTGATGATGGATTTGCAGAAAGAATGGATGCATTGAAGCAAAGGAATTATAACAGATGGAAAATTGAAGCACTAGGTGAGTTTTGCACACTTGATAGGCTGGTATATAACAACTGGCGAGTTGAGGACTTTGATTATCAAGATATCAAAGGTGAGCTTTTAGTTGGTTTAGATTTTGGATTTACGGTTGATATATCAGCATTAGTTGCAAGTATTTTGCAAGAAAACGAGAAGAAGATATGGATATTCAAAACTTGGGGAGATACAGGCAAAACCAATGAGGAGTTAGCAGCAATAATTAAATCATTGGGCTTTGCTAAGAGTGTTATTATTGCAGACTCAGCGGAGCAAAAATCCATTGAAGAGCTAAAAAGATGTGGTATTACCAGAGTGAGGCCAAGTAAGAAAGGGCCAGACAGCATTATTCATGGCATACAAAAGCTGCAAAACTATGAGATTATAGTGCATCCCTCTTGTGATGGCATTATTACTGAGTTTGAAAACTATTCATGGCAAAAAGATAAGGCAACAGGAGAGTACATTAATAAGCCAATTGATGCCTTCAACCACTTTTGTGATAGCTTGAGGTACAGCTTGCAGTGTGTTGGCACAAGGCTTAAATCTTTTGATAAATCCCTATTGGGACTATAGGAGTTGATATTTTATGATTGAATTACTATATAACGCCGTGCGCGCTGTAGGCGGCGAAGATATTAACATTATTGCAGATATTACAGATGCAGACGGCAAAGACATTACAAGCGGATGCAGCTTATCTTTTTTTGATAAAAATCAAGAGTTGTTAGGTGAATTCCAAGGCCGATTTACAAATGACGCATGGGTGTTTACAATCCCGGCAGACAGCACACAAGGCAAGCTAGGCCGCTATTGGTATCGCATTAGCTACAAGGGTGCTAGTCTTGGCTTTGCTGCACCTATTTATATCGGGAGGTGAGGCGAATGCCACTACAACTTAAAAACAGCAATGCAACTATTACTTTGCAAGCACCTATAGTAGGTGGAGGCGCTGTTGATAGCGTTAATGGACAAGTTGGCAATGTTGTGCTTGATATTCCGAGCAAAACTAGTGATTTAGTTAATGATAGCGGCTTCTTAACTCAACACCAAGATATTAGTGGATTAGCCACAAAGTCTGAGCTTGAAGCGGTTGAGGGCAAAATTCCAGCCAATTCAGTTGAATATACTCAACAGACATTAACTGCTGAGCAGAAGAAACAAGTGCGTGAAAATATTGGGGCTGTAGATACAGCTAACGGATTATTACCTGTTGCATGTATTTTGCCATTCGGGTTTAATACTAAAAATCAAACTCTATTCATAAAAAATGGGATAATGCTTCCGCTTGATTACTCAACAGCGACAGGTGACATGAAAACAGCAATATCGCGTTTTGAATTACTTCTGGATAGCAAGAATATGACCCCGGCTATAATAGACGTATCGGTCGAAGCTTTTGCAACTCTTGTCAAAAATGGAATATTCGGCAATGACTTTTATGGCAGTTATACATGGCCGTCAAATATGCTTTATATTTATGATTCTCAGTTTTCCCCTAAAACGGTAATTAGCATGTGGAGTTATTATTCTGCTTCCGATAGCCGAAAAGGATTTGCGTTGTGCGTGACTAAGGCTAATGGCAATACTTTTACACGGGCTTACAATATTACTGCCGCCGAATTTGCAAATAACTACATTAGCTATACATCCATCCCACTTGCTGCATATGCTAGCGACTCTGGAGATACACCGTCTATTCGGCAAGTTGAGGTGGCCTCAGCTCCCACAACAGCTAAGCAAATTGCAACTAAGGAGTATGTGGATGATGGCTTAGCACAGAAAGCACCGGCAGGCGATTATGTCACGAACAGCGCACTAAGCGAAAAAGGCTATTTAACGATTGCTACACTCCCTAAGTATGCAGGGGGTGTTGAGTAATGGCAGATGTTACATTGACTTATAAAGGCTCTACTATTGCAGAAATGAATGCAAGCGGCAGCAAGACACTAAAGACTGCTGGTAAATACTGCGAGGGCGATATAGGGGTTAGCTACGTTAAGCCTAGTGGCGGTGGTTCAGGTGTTGAGATACCTGATAGCGCATTTGTGATTAGCGGTATGTGCAACAATTTTGATTATAAAGGCAAATGGGATAGCTTTATTACTGCTTATGCTGATAAGTGGAGCACACAAAATATTTCTTCATGCAGCAATATGTTTAATGGCACTAACTTGCAGAGCATTCCTTTTGATATCAATTTAGAGGCTGGCACAGAGCTTACCGCAACAGGCATGTTTGGCAGCACTGCGCTCACAACTCTTCCCGCGATTAATGGCGAGAATATTATAATTGGTTTTGTTAATGCGCTTTTTTCGTATAGTGGAAAATTGAGTAACATTCCAGACAATTATTTAAATGTAGGAAGTATTTTGTCACATGGCAATATTAGTACCATGTTTGACAACTGTTCGTCGTTGCGCAATTTCCCCTCATTCGCTAGCAAGTTGGCTACACTGTTTCAAAATCGGCATACCGCAAGCTTGTATTATTATATGTGTGATTATTGCTATGTGCTCGATGAAATAACTAGTCTTGGTGTATCAACATTGCCTACTTGGACAGCAAACGCATTTGGTTCAACATTAGATTATTGTTCTCGATTAAACAGTTTTACATTTGAAAGCGGAAAAAGTGCAAACTGGAAGAATCAAACGATAACTTTAACAGAATATGTTGGATATGCTCAAGCCGCTGAGCAAATTCAAAATAAAATTTTAGACAAGCGAGTGAGTGATGCAGAAAGTTATGCAGCGCTTAAAAATGATGCTGATTGGTGGACTACAGATATAGCCTACTCACGCTATAACCATGATAGCGCTGTTGCAACTATAAATAGCTTACCAGATACTAGTGCATACCTTGCAACTGCTGGTGGCACTAACACTATCAAATTCAAGGGCGAGAGTGGTTCTGCTACAGATGGTGGAGCAATAAATACACTCACAGAGGAAGAGATAGCTGTAGCAACTGCAAAAGGTTGGAGCGTTAGTTTAGCATAAGGGGGAAATGTGATGATTTCAAGAAATTATAGTTTAACAAGATATGATGCCGATGAGGGCAAAGTATTTGATTGGAAAGAGCCAAGATACACTGAAAATAAAGATGGGGAGCAAGTGCAGGAGCATTTAAATGTGAAAACCCTCTTTCTAGGCCACACAGATAGCATTACAAATTATGTTGAGGTTGATGCAGAGGGTAATGCTGCGGAACTTGCAGAGCCGGAGATTGCGACAGAAGCAGATTATACTCAGGCGCTAGCTGAGTTGGGGGTATAACATGAAAAGACAAGATTTATTTGATAGAGTTGCTGCTGTTAAGTCTGAAACTCAGAATGCATTGCAAACAATATATGATGCTCTGAATCACGGACAGCAGCAGAAGATTTTAAAAGATGAAAAAGTCAAAGCCCTATTTGACAGATATGGCGTTGAATATTAAGGGGTGAGAAGATGTTTAATCTAAATAGACAAACAGAGCTTACACCAGATTTGCTATACAAGATGATTAATAAGTATCACACTAACGTTTTGCCGAAGCTGCAAAAGTACAAAAACTACTATGATGGCACACAGGCAATATTACGCAAAAGCTATGCAGATGCATCGAAGCCCATTAGCAGAGTTGTTACCAATTTTTGCGCAGATATTGTGAGCAGTTATTGCGGTTACATAGCAAGCCCCGGTTATATCAGCTATAGCTCAGATAATGACATTGATAGCATTATGGATTGCTTGCGCTACAATGATTATCAGGACGAGGATAGCGATTTTTTGAATGCTGCACTTATTTATGGGGTTGCAGCAGAATTAATGTACACTGATGAACAAGGCAAAGTTAGATTCAGATTAATTGAGCCTACTAGCTGCTTTGGCGTTTATGATGATTGCTTGACGCAAGAATTAACTCACTTTGTGCGCTGGTACAAGGCGAATGATTGGGACAACAGCGACTTATATAATGTGGACGTTTATAGTGATACCTCTATTAAACACTATCAGATGCACGGCACACAGGGCAGCCTAGAATTTGTGAGTGAAGAGCCGCATTATTTTAATCAGTGCCCAGCTAATATATTCTATCTTGATAAAGATGAACGCAGTATATTTGAGTGCATTATTACTTTACAAGATGCCTATAATGAGCTGCTAAGCGGCGAGATTGATGATTTTAGTGCGTTTTGTGATGCTTACCTCACTCTTGAGGGAGTAGACGCAGAGGAAGAAGATATAGCTTCAATGAAGGCAAATAGAGTGCTTATTTTACCTTCTGGCGCGACTGCTGATTGGCTAACAAAGAATGCAAGTGATACGCAAATTGAAAATATTTTAAAGCGTGTGCATGATAATATTTACCGCATTGCAAAATGCCCTGACTTTAGCAGCGAGACATTTGTGGGCGGTGTTAGCTCAGGTGTTGCTATTCGCTATCGCTTAACAGGTTGTGAAACAAAAGCAGCAGCCATTGAGAGTAACATGAAAAAGGCGCTACAGCGCCGCATTGAGCTAATTGCTGGTGTGGCTTCTTTGACGCTTGGAGAAGAAGTCTATAGAGATATTCAAATTACATTTAAGCGCAACATTCCAGAGGACTACACAAGCATTGTTAATATCGTTAATGCGCTCAAGGGCACTGTAAGTGATGAAACGCTATTGAGCATGATTCCACAAGTTACTGATGTGAAAGCCGAGCTTGACAGAGTGCAAGAGCAGAAACAAAAAAATATGGAGCTATATGGTTTCGGCGGCACAGACGCAGAAGATGATGAAAAGGATGAAAGTGCATGAATTATTGGCAAAAAAGAATGCTAGCCGCTCAGAGGAATTATAGCGATAAAAGCATTAATGCAATAAATAAGCAGCTCACCAAGTACTATGCAAATGCGATGCAGTCAACCATTAAAGACTTTGAAGCACTTTATGACAAGGTGCTTGCGCAAGCCGAAGAGGGCAAGCCTGTTACTGTTGCTGACTTATATAAGCTAGATAAATATTATCAGATGCAAGCACAGCTAAATAAGCGTTTGCAGAGGCTTGGAGACAAGCAGTGTAATGTAATGTCCAAGCAATTTGAAGCGGAATATAAGCATATATATGTGGCTTTAACCGATGATAAACAAGCAATTACAGCTATGGTATCGGATGCCGCATTTAGTATTATTGATGAGCAAGCCGCTGCAAGGGTTGCACAAGAAATATGGTGCGCTGATGGCAAATCATGGAGCACGAGAGTCTGGAATAATATCAACGACTTGCAACAAACATTAAATGATAGCCTGATTGACTGCATTGTTAGTGGTAAGAAAACTACACAGTTAAAGCAGACACTTATGGAGCGCTTTAATGTGAGTTATCACAGGGCTGAGACAATTACCAGAACTGAAATAGCGCACATTGAGACTCAGGCGGCAAAGGACAGATATAAGAGCTATGGCATTCAACAAGTAGAAATACTGGCTGATACAGATAGCCGCACATGTGATATATGCGCAAGACTGGACAAGAAGAAATTTAATATTAATGCGCAAATTCCGATTCCTGCACATCCCAATTGCCGCTGCTGCATCGTGCCGGTGATTGACACAAAGAGAACAGATGATATAATGATAAATAACCCCATAGAGCAGCGCAACACAGGTAAGGGCAAAGCTAATGCGATATGGAGTTATGGCGTTCCGCTGAATAAAAGGCAGCAAAAGCTATTGGATGCGATGCCTCAATATGATAGCCGTATTATTGTCAGCAAAAACCACGTAAATATGACAGACTTAGCCGCTTTAACCGCTGAAACAGGCGTTGAGTTTGCTATGTTTACAAAGGGCGGAGATAGGCTGATTATTCGAGGGGACAGCTATAGTGTTAATGTCGATGTTGAGACGGCGCAGAAGCTTGCGGAAGAGGGCTATAAATGGAGTGGCCACACACATCCGGGCTTAGATACGTTTGTTTTGCAAGCCTCAGAGGGAGATTACTTTATTTTGAAGCAATTTAAGCAAAAAGTTTCCGTAATCTATAATTCAAAAGGCGATTTTAGAACATTTGATAATAAGTAGGTGAGAGTTTATGAAGAGTCTTTTTGATAAGTATGAACGAGAGATAAAAAAATATTGCGATGATAATGGACTGGATTTTTCCAAAGCGAAAAAGATGGGGCATTGTTGGGGCAAAAATGACCTGATAATACAATATGTCGATTACGAAAAAGGCAAAAGAGGGCTTTTAGATGAAACTCCCGCTCCAGTTGTATTAGAGATGGAAATAGTAGAGGGCAAGCCGCAATTCAAGCAAACGCAATACACAAAACAATATCTTAGCTAATAAGGAGTCTAACACTGGTTAGGCTTCTTTTTTATTGTCTTTTTTGAGGGGCAGACGCTAAAGAACAACTCAATATTAAATTAAAGGGGTAGTCATAGAGCTACAACTTATGGAGGTTTTTTTATTATGGATGAGAATATGAACGACATTAACGTTAATGAGAATGAGAACAATGAGAATCAAGAGCAGAATAAAACTTTTACAGCAGACGAGGTTGCAAAACTAATTCAGTCTGAAACTGATAAAAGGGTTACAGCCGCTCTTAAAACACAGGAAAAAAAATTTAATAAGCAGTTATCTTTAGCTCAATTAGATGGCGATGAGAGAGCCAAGGCCGAGAAGGATAACAAGATTGCAGAGCTAGAGGAACAGCTAGCAAAGTATCAGATTGAGGCTAATAAGAGCGAGTTGAAGAGTGTACTCAGCTCTAGAGGCTTAAGCGCTCAATTTGCCGATATTATCAATATCGGAGAGGACATTGAGCAGGCACAGGCCAACATTGATACGCTTGACAAACTCTTTAAGGCCGCTGTTAAGGCGGAAGTTGAGAAGCGCCTAGCCAATAACTCACCAAAGGGTAATGGCGGCAATCAGGGCGAAATTACAAAAGAAATATTTAAATCAATGTCTCTATCTCAACAGTCTCAGCTATACAGAGACAATCCAGAGATATATAAGAGACTAACTACAAATTAATTTTAAAGGAGATTTTAATTATGGCTATTACACTATATGAAAATTTTGTACTCGAAAATAAAATGACTGACCTTGTTAATTCCAAGATTGATGTTTATTCCCTATTTACCACTGATAATTCTCTTGAGCAGGCTGCTGGCCTCAAGAAGATTATTAACAAGTACACCTACTCTGGCGCTGTTGAGAAGCTTGCCAAGGGTGCCAAGAATACTACTAAGGGTTCTGTTACACTAGTCCCCACTGAATACAAAGTTGAGCGTTATCAGCAAACCTTTGGTTACAATGATATGGATATCATGCAAGACCCTTATATTCTCGATGTTATGACTACTGGCGCTTCTGAGCTAATGGCTAATGACATTCGTGCTCAGTATTTCACGGAGCTTGCCAAGATTACCAACAAGTTTGAATACACCACGCTAAACTATGATGCAATTGTTGATGCACTCGCGCAGATTAACCGTGAGGTTGAGAGTGACCAATTTATTGTTATGGGCTTAGATGGTAAGGCTATTATTCGCAAAGACCCCGATTACAAGGCTTCCAGACAGGGTGAGATTCTTTATAACGGTCAGTTTGGTACTATCGCTGGTGTTCCTTGCGTTTTCAGCAAGTTAGTTCCTGCTGGCACTATTTATATTACCTCTAAAGACCAGATTAAGTTCTTCGTTAAGAAGGCTGGTGATATTGAGCAGGATAGAAACATCGAGACTAAGGACAACACTGTTGTTTACGAGCGTCATGGTGTCATGGCTCTTGTTGATGAGACTAAGAGCATTAAGCTTGTCAAAAAGGCAGGGGCATAATTTAACTAAGCAACAGGGAGGTTGAGGTTTAACCTTCGCCTCCCCTCCCATTTAATTAAGGAGGTTACAAGAATATGATTGAAGAAATCAAATTAATGCTTGGCGATGCAGCCGCCAATTACAGTGACGCTCAAATTGGTTTAGCTGTAAAAATGGCACTAGCCGAAGTACAAGGCTATTGCAATCGTGAGCTGGACTATGAATTAGAGATTATAGCAGAGCGCATTGCTGTGATTAAACTAAACCGCATGGGCACAGAGGGGCTTGCAAGTGAAAGCTATAGTGGTGTTTCTGCATCATATATTGACGGCTATCCGGCAGACATATTAGCTGTACTCAACCGCAAGCGCCGCATTAAGGTGGTGTAACATATGATTAACTCTCAAATGAGAAACTACGATTATTGTATTTATGGCGAGTTAGATGCATATGGGCAACCGGCTTTAAGCGACAAAAAAGGCACTGTAAAAATGGCAATTAATGTGCTCTCTAAGCGTATTGAGGATAATGTGCTTTATGCACAAGCAGAGTATATTGGGCTTACAAGCGATGCACAAATAAATGACAAATATGTAATAGCATACGACTCTGAGAAGCTCAAGGTGCTCTATGTCTATCCATATGGCTGCCTCAAACAGGTGTACATGGCGAGGTGCGAGTAATGGCTGATGTGGAATTTAATGGATATGACAAAATCCTTTATAAATTTAATAAGTTATATGACTTAGATAACATTCAAAAGGCTGTAGGCAAGGCTGCTTCCTTAGTCGAAAAAGAAGCAAAAAAGAAAGCACCTAAAGATACAGGTGCATTGAGGCGTAGTATTGTAAGCAAAGTTGAGACAGATGGCAGTGAGATTAATGCGGACATATACAGCCCACTAGAATATGCGCCCTATGTTGAGTATGGAACAGGTTTATTTGCTGAAAAGGGAGATGGGCGCAAAGATGTGCCTTGGCTCTACCAAGACGATAAAAAGAAAACGCATATTACAAGGGGACAGCACCCACAGCCATATATGCGCCCAGCGCTCAACGAGAATCGAGAAAAAATCATTACATTAATAAAGGAGGGCTTACTCAATGATTGATTATCATAGCAACCTTGTTAGTGCCCTCAAAACAATTGGTATTCCTGTGCATTATGAAATGACATTGCACAGCGGCCTAGCAACTCCCTGTGTAAGCTATATGGAGATATCCAATGCGGCGGCAGAAGAAGGAGATACTCTAGGCTATAGCCGCTTGCAATATCAAATTAAAGTATGGGGCACACAAATAGCAGATTTGCAAAAATACGCATTGCAGATTGATAAGAAATTGCGCCCACTTGGTTTTAAAAGAGTTGGCTGCAATGAAATGTATGACAACAATTCTGCGATGATACAAAAGATTATGACTTATGAGGCTTTAGCACTCGAAGATTTTTAAATTTGGAGGTATGAAATATGGCAACTATTTCAAAAGGCATTAAATTGAGCTATAAGGCTGGTGAAGCTGCTAGCTATACCGCTCTAACCAATTTACAGGAAATTCCTGATTTAGGTGGCGAGGCAGAAGCTATCGAAATCACTACTCTAGCTGATGCCGCACATATGTATACAGATGGCATTTTAAATTATGGTGATTCTCTAGGATTCACCTTCCTTTATGAGCAGGAGCAGTTTACGACACTACAGGGGCTAACTGGTTCTTGCTCTTGGCAGGTTGCTCTTCCTGACAATACCACTTGCACTTTTAGTGGCACTTGCTCTGTAACTCTTGCTGGTGTTGGCGTTAATGCTGCACTAACTTATACTTTAAAGGTTAAGCCTAACAGCGCCATGACTTGGGGCACTGCTGCTTAATATAACCCAATTGGGGGTTGGGGTAGGGGTTTCTCCTACCTCTACCCTAACTTTAAAAATAAAAGGAGAGAGATTTATGATGTATGTTGATTTTACTGCTGGTAATAAGGATTACAAGCTAAGACTTAATACGCGCAATATTGTTATGCTTGAAAAGCAGATTGGGTGCAACCCTGTAGCTATTTTTGGTGATGGTGAAACATTTCCAACAGTAACTACTATGGTGGCTGTGCTCAATGCAAGTTTGCAGCAACTTAATCATGGGCTAACGCTTAATGATGCTTATGATATTTATGATGATTATATCGCGGATGGACATAGTGCCAGTGATTTTATCAAGGTTATTATTGATATATATAAGGTGTCTGGCTTGATTCCAGAGAATGACAAAAGCGAAAAAAACTAATTGAGGGGGGCAGGGTTGATGGTAGCCCAGCTCCCTTTTTTTTTGGTGATACCATATTCAAAAAATTGGATAATGCGCTGGATTGGGGTATCTCAGAGGCAGACTTTTGGAGCATGACACTTGCAGAGCTAGAGCGGTTGTTTGCAAGCAAACGAAGAATGAAAAAACAAAAGGCTCAGGAACAGGCTTATTTTGACTATCAACTAGCTGACTTAATTGGTGTTAGTGTAGGACGTATTTATAACAAGTCTACCAAGATGCCCTCTGTTGAAGAAGCATATCCAAATATTTTTGATGCAGAAGAAAAGCAAAGAAAACAAGATGAATTATCAGCGGCTCGATTTAAACAATTTGCGGAAGCTTTCAACAAAAAATTTGGAAAGGAGGATGCAAATGAATGAAGAGTTAAAAGTAATTATCAAAGCCGAGATTGCCCAATTCAAAAAAGGCTTAGAAGAAGCGAAAAAATCAATGGGTAGCTTCAAAGACGAAGTAAAGAATTATGCTAAAGATGCTAATAACACTATCAAAAAAATGGGTGATGGTGTAGCAAAAGTTGGTAAGACGATTGGCAAAGCTATTACTGCTGGTGCGGCTGCTGCTGGCGCAGGTGTTGTTGCACTTGGCAAGCACGCACTTGATTGTTATGGTGATTATCAGCAGCTTGTGGGCGGCATAGAGACTCTTTTCAAAGACAGCGCTGGCGCTGTTGAGCAGTATGCGAAAGACGCCTATAAGAATCAACAAATGAGCGCAAATCAATACATGGATATTGCAACAAGCTTTAGTGCTAGCTTGCTGCAAGGCTTAGGCGGAGACACAGCAGAAGCGGCAAAAATTACTGATATGGCTATTACAGATATGGCCGATAACGCTAATAAAATGGGTAGCTCGATGGAGTCTATCCAAAATGCTTATCAGGGTTTTGCGAAGCAGAATTACACAATGCTGGATAACTTGAAGCTTGGCTATGGCGGCACAAAGGAAGAAATGGAACGCTTATTAGCAGATGCAGAAAAGCTAACTGGTGTGCATTATGACATTAGTAACCTAGGCGATGTGTATTCAGCAATTCACGCTGTTCAAGAAGAAATGGGCATTACAGGCACAAGTGCTGATGAAGCAGCAACTACCATTCAAGGCAGCGTTGCCATGATGAAAGCGGCATGGCAAAACTGGTTAACAGGCTTGATGGATAATGATGCTGATATTAATCAACTCACACAAGATTTGATTGATTCAGTTTCGCAAGTCATTGATAATATTGCGCCAAGAATCGGAGAATTCTTTGATTCTTTGGTTGAAAGCATACATAATGCGCTTGCTGACCACCCCGAAGCACAAGCCATTTTTGACGATATAGTTAGTGCAATACAAACAGTTAACGATATAGTCTCTGATGTTGTTAATTTCGTCATTGAAAATTGGGGCACTCTTGAGCCGATTCTCACAGCGGTTGCGGTAGCTGTAGGTGTTGTTACTGCTGCTGTTATTGCCTATAATGCTGTGGCTGCGATTAAAGCAGCTATGGATGCAGCACAGGTTGTTTCTTTGGGCGCACTTATTGCTGCACAACTAGCTAGCGCTGCTGCTACTTTAGTGGCTCTAGCGCCTTATATTCTCATTGTGGCTGCTATTGCCGCTGTCATTGCTGTTATTGTCCTATGTGTAAAGCATTGGGATGAAATAAAAGAAAAGGTTGTAGAAGTGTGGGATAAGATGGTTTCAACAATCGAAAGCGCAGTTGAGGCAGTTAAAGAATGGTTCAGCAATCTAAAGCAAGGCATTGCGGATAAGGTGAACAGCATTAGAGAGGCTATTAGCGAAAAATTTAATGCAATTAAGCAGAAAATGAGTGACACAATTCAGGCTGCAAAGGACAAAGTAATTGAGCACTTTACGAGAATCAAAGACGGCATTAGGGAGAAAATTCAGGCCGCAAAAGAGACGGTTAGCAATGTCGTAGATAACATTAAGCAGAAATTTAGCAATGGTTTTAATGCCGCAAAAGAAACAGTTGTAAATATATTCGACAATATCAAGCAAGGCATTAAAGACAAGCTAGAAGCAGCAAAGCAGACAGTTAAAGATGTGATTGATAAAATCAAAGGCTTCTTTAACTTCTCTTGGAGCTTGCCAAAGCTTAAAATGCCGCACATTAGTATTTCCGGGGAATTTAGTTTGATGCCGCCTAAAGTGCCTAGGTTTAGTATTGACTGGTACGCTAAAGGCGGTGTTTTTGATGCTCCGACACTGTTTAACAATGGGGGCAGATTAAGCGGCCTAGGAGAGGCTGGTGCTGAGGCAATTGTACCGCTCGAAAACAACACACAATGGCTTGATAAGATTGCTGATAAATTGTCTAGCAAGATGGGCGGCAGTCAACCTATTATCATGCAAGTTGATGGCAAGACTTTTGCCGAAATTAGCGTAGATAGCATTAATGCGCTTACTAGACAGCGCGGCAGCTTAGCATTAAATCTAGTATAAAGGGGGTGGAATTATGGTTTACTTTAAAATTGGCAGCACAGATTTTAGCGCCTATGTTAGCGGCCTTAAAATTAGCACAGATGTTAATTATAATGCCCAACAAAACGCAAATTGTGACACAGTAGTTGACTACATAAATAAAAAGCGCACGTTTGAGGTGGAGATAATTCCACTCGATTCAACTGCAATGGCTAAGTTATTGGCTGCAATAGATGCCTTTAGCGTTAGCATTAGCTTCCGCAATCCAAAGACGAATTTACTTGAAACAGGAGTTAGCTGCATCATTGCATCGCATGATATTAGTTATTACACAATTCAGGATTCAAAAATTATGTACCAGAAATTCAATCTCAAATTTAATGAGTTGTAAAAGGGAGGTGGAAATATGCTAGCTACAACAAGCGCATATAATTCTGCTATTTCCGCCTCTGTGCGTAGAATTAAAGCCAAGGTAGAGCTATATAATGGCTCTACTTTGGTGGCTACTTATACACAAGCGGATAAAGTTATAAGCTTTGACATTCAGCGAGTCGGAGAAGATGGTAAGTTTTTCGGTTTTGGCATTTGCCATAGACTCAATGTGCATTTGATTGATGTGCAGAGAGAGATAGATATTTCAACAGCCAACACTATAAAGATTAGCCTTGGCGCAGAGTTGCCTGATGGCACTACAGAATATAAGATATATCCCACTTTTCAAGTGTCAGAAGTGCACAGGGATGAGAACACAAATGAGTTATCTGTAACTGCGTATGATGCCATTTATAAGGCTTCTGAGCATGCTGTAAGCGAATTGGTGCTTACTAAGCCATATACAATAAAACAATTCGTTGAAGCGTGTGCTTCTGTGCTTGGTGTGTCTGTAACAGGGCACACTAATTTTGTTTTGAGCTATCCAAATGGCGCAAATTTTGATGGTACTGAAACACTAAGAGAGGCACTTGATGATGTGGCAGAGGCTACACAGACAATTTACTTTTTAGATGCCAATAATAAATTATGCTTCAAGCAGCTTGATAAGAGCGGTAACGCTGTTATTAGCATTGATAAATCAAAATATATCACGCTAAAAAGCGGAGTGGGGCACAGGCTGCAAACAATATGCATGTGCACTGAGCTTGGCGATAATGTCAGTGAGAGCACTACTCTTGTTGGTAGCACCCAATATGTGCGTGACAATGCTTTTTGGGAGCTGAGGGATGATATAGCCGCTCTGGTGCACAATGCTATAACAACCATTGGTGACATTAGCATTGATGTATTCGACTGCACTTGGCGAGGCAACCCAGCGCTTGAAGTGGGAGATAAAATCAGCTTAACAACCAAAGATAATAAAGCCTTAACTGCTTATTTGCTGAATGACACTATAAAATATGATGGCTCACTTTCTGAAAAA